CAGCGGCTCAAATACTGCCGGAAGGTATTAGACGGCACGGTAAAGGACGAGCAGTATTTTGTCTTCATGTGCTGCGCCCCAGAAGGGGTCAAAGATGGGTCTGTTGATTTCACCGACCCCAAGATCCACGAGATGGCAAACCCGGCCTATGGCGTGAGCATCCGCCCGGCGGAAATCCTCAACGATGCCCTGCAAGCTCAAAACGATCCCCAGCAGCGGAAGGACTTTTTCGCCAAATCGCTCAATGTCTATACCAACGCCATCAAGGCTTATTTCGACATCGACGAATTCCGACGCAGCGACAACAAATACAACTGGAGCTTGGAGCAGCTGGCAAAGCTGCCCATTGACTGGTACGGAGGAGCAGACCTTTCCAAGCTCCATGACCTCACAGCGGCGGCGCTCTTTGGACAGTACAAGGGGACGGATATCATCATCACCCACGCATTTTTCCCGGTGGTTGCCGCGCACATTAAAGCAGACCAGGACAACATTCCTCTCTTTGGCTGGGCGCAGGACGGATGGTTGACGCTGTGCAACAGCCCAACCGTTAACCACGCTGACGTGATCAACTGGTTTGTAGATATGCGCAAGCGCGGATTCAAAATCCGGCAAATTGGACACGACCGGAAATTCTGCCGGGAGTATTTTGTCGGAATGAAGAACGCCGGATTCAAGATTATTGACCAGCCACAATACTACTACAAGAAGTCCGAGGGATTCCGCCACATTGAGGCAGCGGCAAAGGATGGGCGGCTGTACTACCTCCACAGTGAGGCATACGAATACTGCGTAGAGAACGTGTCAGCTGTAGAGAAGACAGACGACATGATCCAATACGATAAAGTCCAGCCAGAACACAGAATCGACCTCTTTGACGCCTCTGTGTTTGCTTGCATCCGATACCTGGAGAACATGGAGAAGAAAAAGAAGAGCCAAGAGTGGTGGAATGGGAAGGAGAAGACATGAGCAAAAAGAAACGGGACAGGCAGCAGGCGAGGGACGAGCCGCAGCGCCGGAGCGTGGCGTGGCTGTGCAGCAGCGAGGCATTTGACACGCTGACCTGCCAGAGGTATACCAGCTTGGCGCATAACCCGGAGATTGCCGCCGGGGTGGATACTATTGCCCGTCTGATCGGCAGTATGACTATCCACCTAATGGAGAATCAACCGGACGGAGATGTGCGGATCCGCAACGAACTGTCACGAAAGATCGACATCGACCCCAACAGTTACACCACCCGGGAGCAGTTTGTCCAATGGATTGTGCGGACACTCTACCTAGAGGGCAACGGGAACGCGGTGGTCTGGCCCAATACACGAGCAGGTATCATCCGGGATTTGACGCCAATTCCACCGGCGCTGACATCCTTCATCCCGGACGGATGGGGATACCGAGTGGTAATTGACGGCAGGGAATACGACCCAGACGACGTCCTCCACTTTGTGCTCAACCCCAGTAGCTACTACCCTTGGATGGGGACAGGATACCGTGTGTCACTCGGGGATGTGGCGAACAACCTCAAGCAGGCCGCAGCAACACAAAAAGGATTCATGTCCTCAAAATGGAAACCGTCCATCATCATCAAGGTGGATGCGCTGGCGGACGAGTTTTCCGGGCCGGAGGGGAGAAAAAAACTCCTGGACGAGTATGTCACAACCAACGAGGCCGGGGAGCCTTGGCTGATTCCAGCAGATCAATTCTCCGTAGAGCAGGTGCGGCCACTGACGCTGTCCGATCTGGCGCTGGACGCAATGGTTACGCTGGACAAGCGGACTGTGGCATCAGTGCTGGGGATCCCGTCCTTTGTCCTGGGAGTGGGGGATTTCAGCCGGGATCAATGGAACAACTTTGTTAACACGACCATCATGCCGCTGGCCCGGTCCATTGAGCAGGAGATGACCAAGAAACTCCTGCTGAATCCCAACTGGTTTTTCCGGTTCAATTCTTGGAGCCTGTATTCCTACTCCATCACAGAATTGGTGAGCGCCGGCGCCGAGATGGTGGATCGGATGGCCCTCCGGAGGAACGAGTGGCGCGGGTGGCTGAACCTTCCGCCGGACGCAGAGATGAATGAATTGCTGGCCCTGGAAAACTACTTACCAGCAGACCGGCTGGGAGACCAGGGGAAACTGGTACAGAATGGAGGTGAGAGCGTTGGAGCATAGATACATCCCAATGGAGCGGATGGAGACACGGGAAGAGGGCGACAACCTCTACATTGAGGGATATTTTGCTGTGTTTAACTCCATTTATGAGTTATGGCCGGGGGCAACGGAGAGCATCGCGCCGGGGGCGTTTGACGATAGCGTCAGCGACGATGTGCGGGCCCTGTATAACCATAATACCGACATCGTGCTGGGGAGGACCAGCGCAGGCACCATGGAGATCAAGCAGGATTCCCATGGGCTGTGGGGCCGGGTGCGACTGAACCGTGCAGACACCGACGCCATGAACGCCTACGCCAGGATCGCCCGGGGGGACATCACAGGGTGCAGCTTTGGGTTTGACATCGCCGCGCAGGAAACGGATTACCGGGACGACGGGACAGTACATTGGACAATCACAAGGGTCTCACCTCTGTATGAGATTTCCCCTTGTACCTTCCCGGCCTACCAAGAGACGGTTGTATCCGCCCGACGGCACGACCTGGAGGAGATCAAGCGCAAGCGCACCGAGGCGTGGAAACACCGGGCGTTGGAGAGATTGCATGGTACTCAGTGAGGCGGCGCGGAAGGCCGCGGAGGATATCCTCTCCCGGGGAGAGAGGGTGGAGATCATACCAACCAAGGACGGCGTGAGGGTCTACGAGATCAAGCGTCGGGAAATAAAAGCGCCCGTCTCTAAGCGTTGAGGCGGAGGAGCCGAGAGTGGTTGACTATCGAGGATTTCTCGATGGTTGGCCGCTCTTATTTTTTTGAACGAAAGGAGATTCCGAAATGCTGAAAGCACTGATGCTCCGACGGTCTATCGATGCGAAGAAGGCAGAGCTGGCCGAACTGGAGCGAAAGGATGCCGACTTCCAGACCCGTGAGGCGGAGCTGGAGCAGGCCATCAACGAAGTGGAGCCCGGCAACACCGAGCAGGAGACTGCGGTCAATGCCGAGATCGAGAAGTTTGACGAGGAAAAGACCGCCCACGAGGCGGCCAAGCAGCAGCTGTCCGCCGACATCGAGGGGCTGGAGGCGGAGCTTAGTGAGATCGAGCGCAGCGCCCCCAAGCCCCCGGCACCGGAAATCAACAAAACCGAGAAAGTGAGAGGTGATACCAAAATGGAGACCATCAACATCCGCTCCCTGCCCAAGACCCGGCGTGTCTTTGACGCCCTCTCTGTCGAGCAGCGGAACACTATCGTCGCACAGGACGATGTCAAGACTTTCCTGGGACAGCTGCGGAGCATGCGGGGCCAGACCAGGGCCATTACTGGCGCGGAGCTGACCATCCCTGTTGTGTTCCTGGATCTGATCTCCGAGAACATGTTCCGATATTCCAAGCTGCTGAACCGTGTCCGTGTCCGCAATGTGGACGGCCAGGCCCGGCAAACCATTGCGGGCACCGTCCCCGAGGCTGTGTGGACCGAGATGTGCGGGGCCATCAATGAGCTGAACTTTGTGTTCAACCAGGTGACCCTGGACGGTTACAAGGTGGCCGGCTATGTGCCCGTGTGCAATTCCCTCCTGGACGACAACGACATTAACCTGTCCTCCTGGATTGTGGAGATGCTGTCTGAGAGCATCGGCCTGGCGATGGACAAGGCCATCCTCTACGGCAAGGGCAGCGCCTCCCGGATGCCTCTGGGTATCGTGACCCGTCTGGCCCAGACCACCCAGCCCTCCGACTACCCCGCCAACGCTCCCGCCTGGGTTGACCTCCATGAGAGCAACATCCTGGAGATCGGCGGCGATAGCGTCACCGGCGCGGAGTTTTGGGCGCAGCTGATGCAGGCCACCGGCGCAACCTATACCCGGTACTCCCGCGGCGAGCTGTTCTGGGCCATGAACTCCAAGACCTACGCCACACTGCGCAGCAAGGTGATCACCTTTACCGCCACCGGCGACATTGCGGCCAACGTCTTTGGCGTGCTGCCCATCATCACCGG